TTTTCAAATAACTTAAATAACTTTCTTGCATATCCGCTTTCCTTAGCAATGTTTTTAGTTTGCGTTGGATTCAATATAACCTCATTGCCTGTAAGTTCTGCAACCCCTAAACCTAAACCAACTAATGCACCAATTCCTGTTATTCTTGACACTTTTGCAAAAGCTATCATTCCCAATCGCACTTTTGTTAAGGCAAGTGCAAGATTTAGAAACGATGTTGTGATTTTACCGACAACCACCGCCATTCCCAAAGCTTTTATTAATTCAAAATTATCATGAATAACCTTGATACCTTTACCAACCATAATAACAGCGTTTGATAAACCTTTTCCAACTGCTCTGGCAATTTCATCTATGGTATCTTGGTTCTCTGATAAAGCTTTGTCTAAAGCACCAAATTCTTGTTTTAACCCAACTAAAAATTCGTCTGCAACCGCTTTTTGAAAGCTAAATATTTTATCGCCTATCATTGAAAGCGTTCCTGTAAAGGTCTTAGCTAGGTCATCTGTTGCACCCGCAAACCTTCCACCTTTTCCAAACACTCTTTCAAATGCTTCGGCTGTTTCTTCCGCTGTTACAGTTGCACCCGCCTTAAATCCTAGTAAATCCCTAACACCTCTTTCCCTAAAAATGTCGGCACTAGCTACACCCGCTGAGAATGACCGCTGTATTTGTTCGGCTGTTGTTTGAAAGTCTAATCCAGTAACACTTGCGACATTTCCTGTTATCTCTAATATCTTTGCTAATTCTTTTGAATCTTTTGCAACAACGGCTAAATTTCCCGCTCCCGCTTGTATTTGCTCTAGGCTGAAAGGTACTTTAGATGCGAACTTCGACATAACATCAAAAGCTTTTGCACCTTCTTCAACACTACCAAATAAGAATTTTAGTCTGATTTGTAGGGATTCAACTTGCCTACCAACATCAACAAACGACTTTATCGCAACACCCGCACCAATACCCACAAGAGCATTTCTAAGGTTAAAAACTGATTTCTTGAGTTTATCTATCCCCGTTGTGGCTGACTTCATAGCTTGGCGGGTCTTATCCTTTGCTATAATGTCTATATTTACGTTTTTTGTTGCCACTTATCTACTTGCCTTTGCTAGTCGTTCTTGTCGTTCTCGTTCCTCATGTTGGATTTGAAAGTAAGCAATCCACATATTAAATTCTTCAACTGACATTTGCAAGATTTCGGAAACTGTTTTGTGAAGCTTTTCGGCTAAACCAAAGATATTATGTAACTCTGCATCATTCTTTAGTTTTTTTTATAATCCTCAATATCTTCATTACCAGTACCCATTATCTTTGTGGCAACGTCTGCAATTACATTTGTGTCAGCTTTTGTTTTGAAGGAAAGAATGTGAGAAGCGTTAAACATCTTTTCGCCATCTTTTGTTAAGGCTTTTTCAATGATAACGTCAATGAGTACAAGCAAATCTGTATTCGTAGCACCCTTGAATATTTTTTGTTTCTCAAGCATATTAAAAGGCTTGGTATGAATAGCTTTATCGCCTGTCAAACCCCACTCTGGAACTTCAATAATCTGTGTGTCTAGCTGACTAAAATGGTCGCGAATACCATCAAAGTAGTCAATCTTTTCATCTGCCATTTACTTATACTGTGCCTATGGTAAGACCACCATTCCCTTGACCAGATACAGTTCTAGTTGTTACACCATCTAATGTAACGCCTACAGACATTCCAGTAACAATTCCAGTACCACTAAACTTTCTATCTCCAGATTCATTACCTTCTGGCAAGAAAGCAAAAGTTAGTTCTGCTCCTTGTACTAACGATGTTTGACCAGAATCGGTTTCATCAAAGTTCATATCAATAGTGAAAGTATAAGTACCCCTACCAACCAAATATGATTTCATTGAATTACCTAGTGCTGTATCCTCAACAACGTCATGGGTAGTATCAACTGTGAACCCTGTGGCATTACCTAATGTAGTACCCCCAATAGTTACAACCCCTTCTTTTCCGTGATGTGTAGCCATTTATTTACTCCTTTTCTTCTTTAGGTTTTTCGACTTTTTTAGAAACCGCCTTTTCATCATGCACCTTATAGCCATTTTTTTCAAAATGTTCTACATGGTCTTCAACGCATTTTATAATACTTTCGCCTTTTTTCATAGTTACATTTTTAGCCATTATGCACTCCCTCTAGTAAATTCATATATTACCCTTGCTGTTATTCGTACACCACCATAGGGATATATTGTACCCTCGTCCGTTGATGCTTCAATAATCTGCGTATCTATAGCATTACCATTTCTAGTTATATCATTATCTAAAGTTTCTTCAACCACTTCTATTATTTGGTTTCTTACTGTGTCTATATTTGAGTCTGTACCTTTACCAAAAGCCACAATCAGAAAGTCTATCGTTCCCCTATATGTTCCCGCTCCTGTATCGCCTATGCTTGATACTTCTCTAGTTTCATCGCCAGACTGAACAAATAAGGCGGGAAACTGTGCATCACTTAATTCTTCTACCTCAAAAGGTTCTCTGGTAATCTTTTTGAACTCAATCGGACTTGTCACCGCATCAAGCTTTGTAATTATGTCACCCGCTATATTTTCTCTTTTGCTCATAATCGCATTTCTTTGAAATAAAAACTCGCAAACTCTGCTTTTAGTTTATCTTCTTCTTTATTGCCTATTGCAAAGAATGGTCTTGTAATACGCCTTTTGCCTACCCCAAATGTGTCGTGATAACTGGCTATCTTTGCTCTTTCCATGTTTGAGAAGAATAATGTGCTTTTTGTACCGCCTGTTTTGAAATCTAAGCTACGAAACATCTTACCAGTATCGGTAAGGTCTACAAATCCTGTTTGTCTACCCCTCTTTTTACGGCTTCTGACTGTGCCTTTAGCGTATGCCCTCATTTGACCCCCATCGGGTAGTTTCCCCGCCTGTGTACGCTTTGTAATCATTAGAACCGCCATATTTGAAACCCTGTTCAATGATTTTTCGATAACAGCCTTTTGTTTTCTGCCTATTCTCTTTAATAGGTTTGTGACCTCTATAGAATTAACGTCTACTTTTACGTCTACTGCCATTAGCGAACTAATCTCAAATGATGTATAGGCTCTTTCTCGCTGTCGCTTACTGTACCGCCACCATCTTCATCGTATTCGACCCCATCCCTTAGAATAGCTTGAAATTCTTCTTCATACCTATCTCTATAGAAATCAATCTGCACTTGAAATGCGTCTTTTCCTTCGCCTGTGTCGGGGTCACGCCATTTAGTAAGAATAGGATACACATACTTCCATAAACACAAATAAACTACTGATTGTGTCCATTGTGAGTCTGTGAGTTTAGAACTATCCATTTCTACTGAAGTAATCTTTGTAATGTCCTTATAGCGTACAGTATGCCTGTATCTTTCCCACCATTCTTCTCTTACACGCCTTATAACGTCATTTTCTGCAAATTGAAGTTGGTCTTCGAAAGTTGTTACCCCGAAACCTAAAATGTCTGGTTGTATTTTCTGAAGACTAGTATTAGCAACATTAAATTCGTTGGTAGCCATTATTCAGCCTTTTTTGTTGATTTCTTTGGCTTTTCTACTTTCGGTTCTGGTGCGGGTTGTGCTTTTGGCTTGCCATCATCTAGCTTCCAACCTCGTAAACCCCAAATGTTTATATTGTTTTCGTAATCTACTTTGCGTCTTTCAATTACCCTATCGCCTTTAACAAGCTTAACCATTTCCATTGTCATAATCCCTTAAAAAAAGGGGGTAGTTTCCCACCCCCATAGTTTTTATGTAGCTAGTGTATCAGCAGTTAACTTAACTCCATAAGAGTCATGTATTTCACTAACTCCATAAACGGCAGTAGCAACAATTTCATCTGCTCTTAATGAAGCATCTCTCTGTGTTTCTAGCTTTAGGTCTTGCATCATTGCTAACGCTAGAGCGTCTTGAGAGAATACACCACCAATAGAGTCATCAGAACCATCCACAGATATGTTTGAGGATTCGAATATCTGAACCCCCGCAATAGTTCCTACGAAACCAGTTCGCATAGCTTCATTAGATAGTTCGGTATCCCTACCAACAAAGGTGTTTGTCAAAGACTTCTTCACATTGAATATCTGCTTTGGGTGAAACACTCCATAGTAAGGTGCGGGTGCATTTGCTGTTCTTAGCTCTGCACTTGCTTCAAATATGTCTTGAACTGTTAGTTCTTGACCCGCTCCACCCGCTTTTTCTGTTGAAAAGCCTGTGAATAGTGCTGATAAGTCTGCGTCCACTTTTCTTGCTATAGCTTCACCGAATAATCTACCAATGTCACCCGCAACATTTCGTGATGCTGAGTTTCTAGCTAAGTCGGTCAATGTGGTCATAATACCTACTTCACTAGCTGTAATTGTAACAGATGTTGGGTTTACGGCTGTATTTGATAAGTCAGATGCTTCACTTACCGCTGATGCTGATACTGTTGCATAGATTGGAACTTCAACAGATTTACCACCACCCGCTATTGTGTAGTTTCTGACTAGGTTTCTCATTATTGACTGTTCGCTTGCCACAAACAATGCTTCTGCTACGATTTCGGTATAGAGTTCCGAAATGGTACTACTGGTTGTTTCATTTGCCATTTTTTACTCCTTTAAATAAAACAAATTAAGGGTTTGAGTTAATCACATAAGGCTTAGAATTTCTTTGCTTTCGATATTCAGCATATTTCTTCCTGTCCTCTGGATTGTTCATATTTAATTCACTCAGATTTAAAGGCTTATTGAGTTCTTGCCTATCCACATTTGACACAGAGCCAGAACCACTTGGGGTAGCACTAACAAAGTGTGGGTTTTGTGTAAGAAACTCTTGCACTAATTCGTCTGTGGTCAAAAGTTCACCCGCCTTATTGTATCTTGTAACACCATTTTTATCAAGAATTTCCACATTACCACTTTCATTAAGTTGTATATTCGTTTTTAACAACTCAACTACTTGGTCTGGATTGATAGCTTTATTCCTAGATGCTGAAGATAATAACGACTTATTTATTTTTATATCTCTTAGCTGATTTTCTAAGTTTTCTTTTTCTTTGTTAAATTCTTGGGTTCTGGTTTTAAGTATTTCTTCAAACTCACCCTTTTGTATTTTTTGTGCTTCTTCTGCTTGCTTTTGTGTCTTGACCGCATTTATAGCAACCTCTAAGTCATCAACACCTAGCTTTTTATACATAATACCTCTTTCTTTGGCTAATCGCTTTCTAACGATTTCATTCATTTCATCTTCTGTGAATGTTACCCCGCTTGATGTATCTTGTACTTGTGGTTCTTCTTCTTTTGTTTCAGTAGTCTGTTCTACTTGGTTTTCTTCAGCCATTTAAATCTCCTTTATTTGGATAATATCTTTATAACAAAGTTTTATATCAAATGCTACTAATCATCGTCCTCTGGTTCTAACCAATCATAATTACCTTCTTTACTGGCTATCTCCACTAATCTTATGTGCATACCTTCATCATAACTTGCGAAAAGAAGCGTATCATTATCACCAATTTGTCTTCCAATCTCTCTAAATCTTTTGTAATCACTTACATTTAGAACCTTTTTTTCTAATATATCCCCCGCTTCTGCTAGTAATTCGTTCATTTTAATACCTCATTTTCTAAAAATTCAATAAATTTAGGGTCTACTAGTTCTTCTCTACCCATGTGATACAGACTAAAGTTTTCTGCGAACCATTCTTTTTGATTATATGTTGAATATCTTGTTGCACCTTTTAAAAAAAATGATTTTCCTTCGTCATACTGATAATCTAAAAACTTTTTTTCTATTGGTGGTCTATCCCATAAATCTTTCTTCAGATTTTTCATCTGATGCACTTGATGACCAAATTCGTGATAAAGAATATTTCTAAACCTATCTATTTCATCTTCAAAGAAATAAAAAGCATTGTGCGGTCTAACCCATGTATCGGGTCTTGTTTTTCTTTCTTTAGAAATTGCATCGCCAATCTTATATTTTTTTGCTAGTTCTGTTTCTCTTTTATAATATCCTGTTCCTAAAAACGCATCTCTTTTGCTTTTGTCTGGATTTTTTCTATTAAAATATTTCGGGTTTATGTATAAGTTTCCATCGCCCATAGCCATTAATGAACGTTTTTTAGCTGTAACAGTAATCGACCTAAGTTTAGGAACATTATACAATTCAGCCAATTCATCTACTTCTTTCATCAAAGCACCTAATTGACTTGCTATCTCGTCATCAAGTTTTTCAATACCAGTTACATTACCGACATTTGTTGTTCTAAATCTTGATACTGGCAATCCATTTTCTATTGGGTATCTATCATCTTTTGCGTTTCTGGCTATCTGCTTTTTCAAGTCAGCCATAACGATAGCACTAGAAACAACGTCTACTTCTTCTTCTCTAACTGGGTTCTTTAATGTTGACCTTCTGCCTTTTTTTATTGGGGGAAGCGGTGTTTCTTCTATCTCTGGTTCTTCTGGAACTTGGTCTACTGTTTCTTCACCCCATGCGGGGTCTGTAGGAATCCAAGTATGTCGGCATCTATAGCCACCCCTTACTATAAATGGGTCACCAGTAGACTTTCCTTGCCATGAACGATTTATCCAAGTTTCTCTTATTTCTTCTTCTGTGAGTGTCTTATTCAACATTGTTTTACAAAAATCTCTGCTATCTCTAACTAATGTTCCTGTGTATGTGAAATGTGTTAGACCCGCTTCTTTGGCTTTTGCTATGGTGAATTGTCCGTGAAATTGCATTACTGAATCATGTGCTATTTGACTGGCATAACGTCTAAGGTTATTACCCGCCCTGTCGCTTGCATATTGTGTATGTAGCTTTCTAACAGCGTCTTCAACTTGTGCTTTTTTTGCACTATCAAACTTGTTTTCATTAATAAAATCTACCAGTTCATTTATTTCTGCGGTGTTTGACCTCTTGTAAACTCCATTGATGTGTGAACGAATATTACTTACCATGTCTTCAAATGGTCTACCCGCTATGGTGCTTTGGTATACTTCATCGTTTATTACTTTAAGAAATCTTTCGGCTACGTCTTCAAATCCACTAAATGACTGCGTTTTAAGAGCGTTCAAGGTTCTAAGGTCAACTTCTGTTAGGCTTTTGAACTTCTTAGGTATCGGCATTTCGCCAAATGTATCTAATACCTCTTTTGCAATCTTGTTATATTCATCATTAATTATTATGTCGGCTTCATCTAAAAAGGTTGTTTCTATGAGGTTTCTTATTTGCGGTCTTAGCTGAATAGCTAATCTTTGTGAAACAAGTTTACCGCCAGTCGCCCTTGTTACTTCTCTTACAACGTCTTCTTCAAGCCTGTATAAAACATTTATTATACGTTCTTCATGTTGGTCAGCTAATTTATCTAGTATTTTTGACATTACAGCGGGAAGTCTTTTTTCCATGCTTTAATTGACCAGAAAGCGGGTGATAAAGACTTTTGTCCTTTTACTTCTTTGAGTACACCACCCATTCTAGCCAGAAATGACTTTTGCCTTGCGGGTATGTTCTTCTTTATGGACATACCCCTAGCACCAAATGTAACCTTTTTAATCTTGCCAGTAGACTTGTTTTTTACATAAACACCAAACTTTTTACGCTTAGATTCCGCTGTAGACAATCTAAATGGTTTGTTTAGCTTTACTTCTTTACCTCTATACTTTGCCATTACTTTCTTTTTCTCTTTGATGCTCGTCTGATTATGTCTTTGTCGAAAGTGCCAGACCGACCCCTTTTAATTAGCTTATTCACTCTAGCCATTGCCCAAGCGTTCATAGGGATTCGGGGTCTGCTACCCGCTGATAAAAATGCACCTTGACCCCTACGAAAAGAAGCCTTCAAGTCTGCAAGGTTGAATAGTTTAGATTTCTTTGCTTTTGCTCTTAGTGTCGCTAATGTCTTTGCTGATAAGGGTTTTCTTCTTACTGCCATTATGTCCTATTCCTTCTTCTTAGTAATGAGCGTGGTATTCTTGCACCCGCTTTATACAAAGCACTTACTTGTTTCAATAAGCTTGCTCTAGCACTTCTTTTTGCACCTTTAAGACCCGATAGATATTTTTTAGGAATACCAGTTCTTTTATCTTTGGGAACTAGCCTACGTTTCTTCTTCTTCTTCAACTGTTTGCCCTTCTACTTCTGTGGTTGTAAATTGACCTCTTACTGCCCGACTTGAATCTATTTCTTCATTGATAGATTTTATCATTTCGCTATCGTCAATGACTGCCTGTGCTATCTGCTTATCTAGTTCCTTGTTAAATGTTTCGGACTTAATGCCACTAGCTTTTGCCATTTGTAAGAACTGAAGGTCATTCGCCCAATCTCTAATATCAAACGTATCTGGATAGTTTACCGAACCATCAAACTGTTTATCTTGCCACATAGCGAATAAAGACCAAATCTGTTCTTCTGCGTTCTCAAGATAATCCGCTTTTTCTGATAATCTGGCGTTTAATAGCTGAAATTCTGTTTGTAGAGCAATACCACTAGCTATTTGATTGCCTGTTGCCCTTACTGAACCCATGTGCGTTATCCTATCAATAGCATCTACCTTGTTTTGGATACATTTCATAATTCCATCTAGGTTCTGACCGCTTGGCTGTATGATATACGGCTTTAGGCTTGCTTCTAGGTCTTCGGGTATCTCTATTATAGACCCCGCACCCGCACTAGCTTCTACATTAGGTGTTTTTACAAGGCTTGGGTGGTTTGCTAGTCTGATTAGCTGTTCTTTCTCTGAATAGTCGTTATAGATTGACTGTTGCAAATATGCTACATCGGCTAGGTCACTAATCCCTATAGGTCTTTTAGCACCCCTTAGATTATAAACATTTACTGCGGGTATCTTGCCTATTGGGTTTTGGATTTCCTCAATTAGCCTTGAATCACCTTTTGAATATTCTTCTGAATACTCCTCTACTTCATAGGTGCTTATTGTTTCTTCTGTGAATACTTTAATTATTGCTCTATCTGCGTTTATATCCTCCACGAGCATTAACATATCCAAATAGAACCTTCCACTAGGTGACCGCTTGTAGTTCCAGTTCACAACGTTTTCTGGCGTGTAGATACTGATATAGGGTCTGATATCCTGTGCTAGTTCTTCTGCTCTGGTGTTGGCGTTTGACTGTGGCTTATCAACTATGACCCAACAGTTGCCATAAATACTAGCGTTCATTTGTACTTCACGCATTACAGTATTGAATGAGCGACCATCTAAGTCTGCATCCATAAGGAAAGACGTTAACTGTTCATCGCCATCTAATGACCCATAATCTCTTGTTGGGGGAACTCTCCACAGAAAGCTTGTGTATATCTGAACAACATTCTTACAATGGTTGTCAACAGGGGTATGTCTTATTCTAGCGTCATATTCTTCGGGTGACTCTAAAACATATCGGTGAAGGTAATAGCCGTTTTTATAATCATTCCCGCCTAGATAACTACGAATATAGAACTCCCAATTAGAAATATTTGCATCCCATAAGTCGTGTTTGCTTGTAAGTGTTTCCCTATCCATTAACTCCACCTTTTAGGATGGCTTGGTGCAAAATTCCTTCTTAGCGGAAAATTATACTCTACTAAGTACCCTAGAGCATCATTCATATGGTCATAACCGCTATCTTTGTCGGGAATATGCGTACCTTCCTTGTAAATCTGTCGTTCTATGCTTTTGATTGCATTTTTACAGGACTTAACAATAAACAAACTACTTTTACCATTTACGTTCTTTAACTTACTATTTACTGCGTTAATCCTATCCCTTACTAAAGGTGCTGTACTCTTACATCTTACATCAAATCCAGAATTTTTCAATATAGCTAAGTCGGTTGTTCCACCCGCTGACGTTTTTCTTTGTCTAGCTGATGGGTCTGGATAAACCACTATCTGCTTATTCTTATATCTGGTTTTAATCTCATCACACATTTCATTCGTATTACTACTGTATATTTGTATCTCATCTATCATAAAAATTCTATCATTTTCTATAACGCATACTACAGCACTCATAGGGTCTACGTTGAAGTCTAAACCTATATGCAATATCCCACTATTCTTGCTGTACTTCTCTACTATGTTTTTATCTCTACTGAAGTTGTAATAAATCATCCCCGAATAGTTTACAAAGGTAGCTTCGTATTCTTGTTGAAAGGTTCTAAGGTCTAGGTCTTGCTTTGCCTGTTCTATCTCGTCTTCACTTACTTGTTCGCCCTCTAGTGTCGTGTATTGAAAGCTTTTCCAGTCTTTATTAGTTTCCCCCATCTTGTATAGCTCATAAGACCAGTTCCCGAACCCTCTAGGACTTCCACAGAACAACGCATGACCTTTTGTGTCTGACAATGTGGGTCTAAGCACCTCATACCATGTTTCTTTGCTGATATCTGCAAACTCGTCCATGACTAAACCATGTAAGCCAACACCCCTTAATGAATTTTCGTTGTCACTTCCCCTTAGTGTTATCTGGCTATTATTCTTGAGTGTAATAGTTAAATCGCTATGGTTTATGCTCTTTACCCATTTGTGCTGTATCATCTTTTCTTTAAGAACACCCCAACAGATAGCCTTTGCCTGTCTATAACTAGGTGCAACATACCAGACCTTTTTATTAGGCTGACTTGCAAACTTGGCTAATTCATTTATGGCTAGATATGTTTTACCGAACCTACGCCCTGTAATCAGAACCCTAAAGCGTGAGTCATCTTTAATTACTTTCTTTTGTGGTGCTGTAAGTGGCATTAATCAGCCGACCATACTAAAGGTTCATCTAATTCGCTTGATTCTATCTTGTCTTGTTGACCTAAAATATTCTTTCCTAAGAATATCTGCATGGTCACATTACCCTTTTCAGCCGACTTCCATTGTAGTTGTCTAAGACGCATTTTCATTTCTGAACGCCCTTTTGTCAGAAATTCCGAATAACTCTTTTCTAATAAGTCTGGTGAACACCCAAAAAAGTCAGCCATTTCTATATTTGTGCAACCGAATGAAGCAAGCTTTTGTAGCTGTTTTGTATCTATATGGTACTTCTTTGGTCTTGCCATCCTATTTATACCCCATAGTTAGGTGGTGTGGCATAGCTTCTCAAGGTTCAACCACTAATCATTGTACTACTTACCTACAACAAACAGTCCTTAACTATGTCGACTAATGCCACAATCAAGATTTACCTAATATTTATCCGAAAATCTACAATATTTTAGTTTTTCTTAATTTTTGCCCTGTTTTAAGCGTCATACAGGGGGTGTTAGCTATGTGCCGTGTATGTTTGTACCCCCCAATATTAGACCTTTTTCATTTTTTTTTATTTTGTTCCCTTTGCTTTTTTGCAAGCTTTTTCCATTTATCAACTGTTGCTTTCTTAAAGACTCTAGTGTTGCGTTGTCCTGTATCTGGAACTATAGGCTTGAGTGCAAATATTTTTTCGTAATCTTTATCCATTATATCCATCCTATTGTTGGTGATTCAATATTACCTTTTGACCATACAAACCATGCTAGTGCTAACATACCACCGCTATAAGGTTCACCATTCTTCATTAATGCCTGTCTTTGACTAAATACCCATACTTTTTCTGGTGGATATCTCTTGAAAAAATCCCGCCTTGCTACACCTTCCAGAAAGCTTAGTTTGAGAAGTAAAGCCACCTTATACCTAGCTAGTTCTACAGCCTTTTCAGCAAACTCTAATGCGTTCTTAAATGGGGGGTTCGTTATGATGTTATCATGCTTTTTGGTTTCCATAAGAAAATCAATGCGGGGTGTTCCATATCCTCTATCAACTAAGTCACTTGAGAAAACATTATATCCATTTTTAATAAGAACTTTTGAGATATGCCCTTGACCGCAACAGGGTTCATAAATGTTACCCCTAAAAGTAGTAACCCTTAACAGGCTTTCTGTTGACTCCTCTGGTGTTGCATAGAAATCATTTTTTTCCCTATTGTCACCAAAACCTATTATCTTTTGTGCTTTACTCATGGCAAATCCCAATAATAAGAGCGAACACTTCTACAGTTCTTTTTAGTAGAAATAGGGTCACGAATTTGGTTGATGGCTGTGGCTAACGCTAAACATTCCGCATGGTTATCAAAAACAAGGCGGTGAACTTCAACATTAGCCGTTTCTATATCTGTGATAGTAATGAGATACATGGTGAATGTTATGACCTCTAGCATTTTTTATTCTTGTAGTAATTCTTAGTTAAACGCTTTAGTTTCCAACACATTTTTTTATCCAACTCTTTTCTAAGTTCTTCTAAATCGTAAATAGCATCGTTTAAACAATCCATTTTGATAACGTCATCCATTTCAAGAAATGCTTTTTGTGGTCTTGCTACCGCTTGTTCAGACATTTCTTGATAATTTATTGAGATGATTTTTTTCATAGCCACCCCCGCAAATCAAGATACTTTTCGGCTTGCTCTTTTGTAAACTCACCTTCTGCTATTGCTCTTTGAACATCCCCTGTATGATGCCTAGCTGTAGAAACAACGTAACCTTTTA